GCATAACGCCTACGGCTTGGCGAAGTGGGGGAATTTAACCCACAAAAGCCGATTAGAATTACTAATGTTCAATAAAAAATAAAAATATGATAGAATTACTAAAGCCCCCATTTTGCCAAACACCTGTTATAGGTAGTGCTTATCGTTCCGCCTTAATTGAATTAGGGTTTAAAGAACTTCCACATTCAACCATAACAGCAAGTTTAACCTATGATTTAGGTCGCAATAGACAATTATCATTTGGTAGTATAGAAACACCTAATGAAATGCTTTATATCTACGAAATTGACGATAAAGACCCAAGAAAAATAACCGATTTGGTTTGTTTGCGAAATTATGATTATGACGGTTATACAAGTATTGAGCAAATAAAGTCAATTATAACTTTAATTACAGGTCGTGTCTTTTAGCATTACCTATAACGTTTTGCGGCTTGGCGAAGGCTGCCAAACGGATGCTCAATTTTCGCACAAATTTCAATGGCAGCTTTTGCCAAACCGCTGTTACCTGCTGGGCGGTTTATCAGTAGGAACTTAAAAAATAACAAAATGAACAAGTACAGAGAAATTGAATTTGGTTTTGGTGATATTTCATCAGCCGTAAAAGAACTTAAAAGCCACAAAGATTTGGTGTGTGGCTCATTTAATGGTGTAATGCTTTATTCAGATATTGACGATTTGGATTCTGCTTATAAAAAGATTACAGGTAAAACAAAGGCTGAATTTGACGAAGCCGAAAGAATTAGGCACGAAGAATATAAAGTCGAAGAAAAAAGGCATAAGGAAGCGATACCCGAATTGACAAAAGAATGGATTGAAAAAGGTAATGCAATACTTGATGCAGAGTTTCACGAAACTTGGGCTAAGTGTGTGCCAATTCGTTTGGGCGATTTATACAGAGGAATGGAACTTGGGGCAACTCTTGACATAGTGAAAGAACTAAATGCTGGATGCGAATTGTCAAGGGCGAAAGAAATTATTGAAGGGCAAGGTCATTCAGGTATGTCATTTGGGCTTGTTTGCTCAATGGTAAAATCATTCTGCGATAGAGGTGAGGAATTTGTCAATTATGTACGTTCGTAGCCTTGCAGGTAACGGTTTCGGGCTTGGCGAAGTTGCCGAACCGAAAAGCTGAATTGAAAAACAAATGTGGAATATTATGGATAAAGTTGAATTGAAAGACGAAACGGCAATTTTGCCAAACCCGTGTTATGTGCAGTGCGGTGATAATTTGGAACTCCTAAAATCACAGCCGAATGAAAGTGTAAATATGATTTATTGCGATATACTTTATGGGACAGGTAGAAACTTTGGCGATTACCAAGACTTAAAGCCAATTAGAAGTGAAATAGAAAGCCACTACCTGCCAAGACTTATTGAAATGAAACGAGTGCTAAAACAAAACGGCTGTATTTACTTGCAAATGGACACAAGGATTAACCATTGGATGCGGATTTTGATGGATGAAGTTTTTGGGTATGATAATTTTCAGAATGAGCTTGTTTGGGTTTATAGAACACAAGGCTTTAGCAAAAACAAATGGAGCGAAAAGCACGATGTAATTATATTTTACAGTAAAAGCAAAGAATTTATATTTAACCTTGAAGCTGTAAGAGAAAATGAAATTGGAGAAAGCACTCAAAAAAGGTGGCACAAAGAAATAACTGAACACGGAATGATACCTACAAAAAAGAATGGCAAGGTTTATTGGAATAGCCCTTATTCGCCACCAAGAGATTGGATAAATATAAATGCTTTGCCACAAGCTCATTCTGAAAGAAATGGATATAGTACGCAAAAACCAAAGGAATTAATAAGCCGTTTTGTTTTAGCTTCCACAAATGAAGGTGATGTAGTGGCTGATTATTATATGGGTAGTGGTACAACAGCCAAAGTTTGTCAGGAATTAAACCGCAAATTTATCGGCTGTGATTTAAACCCTAAAGCTATTGAAATAACTAAAGCTCGATTGAATGGTGGTCAGTAGCATTGCACATAACTTGTCGCTATGTATTAATTTAACCGACATATACAACAAAACAAGTAGTGTATGTCTTAAAAACTAAACAAATGAGAAAATTTAAAAAAACAAGTTGCTTACCACGAATATTTTTTGGAATAGCATTTATATTCTTAGGATTTGTTATAGGGCTTAATTTAGGCATGATAGTAGGCAAAGACATGGTAAGAGATGAAATAAAGCAGCACACGCCAAAAAAAGAGCCAAAAACCGATACTTTAGACTATAACGCTATTATTGAAAAGTTAAGCATTTTAGAAAGCGGAAAAAATCCCGATGCGATAGGCGACAATGGTAAAGCGTTTGGAGTGTTGCAATTCCACGCAATAGCAGTTAAAGAACATAATCAGCAATTTAACACAAACTACACGCACCAGGATTGCTTTAACCCCGAAATTTCAAAATTGATTACTGAAAATTTACTAAGGTTAGGTGCTAAAATGCACTATGAAAAATGTGGAGTTGAAGCGAATGAAAGCGACTTAGTAAGAATGCACAACGGCGGTATTTATTCGGGTGCAAACAAAGAAAGCACGCTAAAATACTTAGAAGATTACTATAAAATTTAACTAAAAAACCTTAACTTTAAGCTATGAAATTAGATGAAATCATAAACAATTTAAGACCTAAAGAAGAAATAAGCGCAAAGCAAAAGAAAGAAATTAAATACATTTTTGATTCTATGTTAAAGCCTTACGAGGGGCATCCAATATTTGAAATTAATACTTTAACTAAAAATGTAAAAATTGCAGATATAAAGCCTATTGATACGGTAAATTTATTAACTTGGAAAGAAGAAATAAAAAGACAAGACGTAATTAAAAAAGCAAATTGTTTTTATTTAAGTGCTTTAAATGTTCAAAATCTATTCAATAAACTTGATAAAATGGGATTTAAAGGATTATATTTTATAAAAGAAAACAAAGAGGTTTCTTTAAATAAACATCGCAAAGTAGTAATAAACAAAGTAAATTAACCCTTATAAATAAAACTAAATGAATAACGTACAATTAGTAGGAAGAGTAGGCAAAGATGCCGAATACAACAACGTAAGCGCAGAAATGAATGTAATAACATTCACGCTTGCAACAAGTGAAAGCTTCGTAAACAAAGCGGGCGAAAAAGTAGAATCGACCGAATGGCACACAATTAAACGCTTTCAGAAATCAACTAAGATAGCAGAGTATCTAACAAAAGGAACTTTAGTATCTATTCAAGGTCAGATAAGAACCGAGAAATGGGACAAAGATGGAGTTACTCACTACAAAACAATTATCAAAGCTGAAAAGATTGAGTTGTTAAGTAAGTCTAAGGATAGCACAACAAGCAGCGACCAAGTAGAAAATAGTATGCCTAAAGAAGATGGAGACGATTTACCATTTTAACCATTTAAAACTAAGAAAATGAAACTCATAATAATTATAACAATTTTATTCATATTCTCACTTGCTTATTATAGCACCTGGGGAATAGATGATGATATTTTAAACTAAAAACTAAGCAACATGAAAAGAATAACAGAATTTAAAGAAAATGAATCAATAGGATATTTTGAAAACGAAAAACAATTTAATGATATTATTACATTATGTAATAAAGAATTTAATGCAAAAAGGATTTTTAGAAACTATAACAAGTACACAAGAAAAATAGTTATATTCCCAAGTATTCACTATGACGAAACAAATATACCATTCCAATACATGGAAATGGCTAAAGAAGAAGGATGTAAGATTTACAAGGCAAAAGATGTAATAAATTATTATGCTAAATTTGCAGAACAAAATAAGTTTAACGACCAAATTAAACTACTTTCGGAAGATTTAAAAAATCATAAAAAAAATTTAAATCAAATTCAAAAAGATATTGAAAAAGTAAAAAATACAGAAATTGATAAAAAATATATTTTAATTTTAACAAACGAAAACAAAAAGTTAAAAGAAGAAAACGAACTTATAAAAAATCAAAATTTTGAATACTATGAAAGTGCTGAAGATTGGAGGTTTAAATCGGTGAAACTTCAAGAAAGAATAAACTACTTAGAGAAAAGGGAAAACATATCTTTTGCTTCCTACGCATTGGCAGCATTTTGCTTATTAATAACAATATGCTTATTATTCGGATAAAATTCAAAAAAAATAACTAAATTTGTAAAACAATGAAAACACTAACATTAATATCATTACTATTATTAGCTTCTTGTAAAGTAGGCTATGTAACGAAAAAAGAATACCATCCGCAAGAAGCTATAAACTTTAACGGAATGGTATTTGTAACGCCGCCAAATGAGTACTTGGTAACCATCAACACAATAAGAGGCAAGGAAAGAACTTACTTTGTTCCTGGAGATATTGCTGACACTTTACAAGTAGGCGACTTTTTTAGAACTTTTGATATTGTTAAAATAAGTGAATAATGAAAGCATTAATAATAACACAAAAAATTAATCATGGCAGCTCCATTAGGAAATAAATACGCATTAGGTTTAACAAATAACGGCAGACCACCAATATATGAAACACCCGAACAACTTAATGAAGCTATTAATAAGTATTTTGAAAGTGTAGAGCCTAAGATAAACGAAAGAGGGGAAAGATATTACAATTATACAACAACTGGGTTAGCTTTATTTTTAGGATTTGAAAGTAGACAAAGTTTGTACGATTACAAAGAAAAAGATGAAGATAGTAAAGATTTTTCTTACATTATTAAAAGATCCTTGTTGGTAATTGAGAACAAATATGAAGAAGCCCTAAGTTTTGGAAGTCCAACAGGCTCAATTTTTGCACTTAAAAACATGGGTTGGAAAGACAAGACAGAAGTTGAACAAACCAACATAGAAAGCCCACCAATATTCAAAGAAAATGGACTTGATTAATGAAAAGAAATTCAAGATATATTTTAGATGAAAATGATAAGGTTATTAATAAACATACTTATAAGGAAGTAAATTTTCATAAATCGCCTTATCGTTTAGACATAAATAAAACTAAACAAATAGCCATAAAAGATATTATGGATTATTATGGTAAAAATTATATTGCCTTAGAATCAACTATATTAAAGTCTAGAAAAGTTTTAGAAACAAGAATAATCCCATTTAATATATAATGTGGACATACACTCCCGTTACCAACACATATAAAATCATTAAACACTTTAAGGCTTGTAAACACGAGCCTTTAATCATTATACAAGGTAGTCAAGGAGCAAGTAAGACCGTATCAATTTTAATGTTGATAATCGACCACTTTAGAAACAATCAAAACTTAGAAATTACTATTTGTTCAAGTGAGCGAACCAAGTTAATGGACACAGCTTTCAACGACTTGAAAAAGATAATGATTGACTGGAATTTGTGGAACAATGGTTTTAAGTGGAATGGACAAAGCAGCAAACTACATTCAACAAAAGGCAATGGATTTATTGAGTTTATAGGATTAGATAAAGACGACATAGGCAAAGGGCGTAGGCGTGATATAATTTACATTAACGAATGTAATAAAGTAAGTCAAAACAAATACTTCGATATTACCCAAAGAAGTAAAAAGACAATAGTCGATTTTAACGCTGATAAACGCTTCTACATTCATGACCTAATAAACGACACTAACTTTATTCAATTAGACTTTACTGGTAATGAAAAACTAAGTGAAGAAGAAAGAAGAAACATTCTAAGTTATAAAGATAAAGGCTATAATGAAGACGGAACTATCAAAAACGAATACTACGCTAACAAGTGGCGAGTTTACGGCTTAGGAGAGATAGGTGGAGTTGAGGGTAGGATATACCATTGGAAGCGTAAAACACTTAAAGAATATCAAGAATTTGAAGCTAAAGAGTATATTGGGTGCGATTGGGGGAAAGTAGACCCATTTGCAGTTATTGGGGTTAAGTATAAAGATGGTGTGTTAATGGTACATGAGTACAACTATGATAGCGAAAATATACTACAACAAAAGATACTAAGCAACGAAATTAAGAATAGTGAAAATGGTATAGTAACTTATGTTTTCAACAAGTCCAATATAGATAAGAAGCTAACTATTATATGCGATAATTCACAATTAAGCAAGGTTAAGGCTTTAATGGACGCTGGTTATAGTTATGCTATGCCTATCAAGGCAAAAAGAACAATCATTGAGCGTATTGCATTAGTTCAACAATTAGAGGTATATTACACGGATGTTTCAATTAATATCGAAAATGAGCAGTATGAGAGTTGTTGGGCTAAGGATAGAGCTGGAAATACTATTGAGGAACGAGAGGATATGAACAACCACTCAATAGATGCTATCGAATATGTTATACTTTATTTACACGCATTAGGAATAATAAAATGAAAGAACTAAAAAAATACAGATGTGTTGAAATAAACACACGAACAAATAAGACTTGCAACGAAGTTTTATTCAAATATGAGGGCGAAATAACAACATCCATACAAATAAAATGCAATAATTGCAAAAAAATTATAAAAATTAAACCTAAATAATTATATTTGCATTTGTAGTTCCGTAGAGAGCCGTTAAACTTAATCCAAAATAAATGGCTTTTAGTATTTTCGGTTTTACATTCGGACAAAACAAATCAAGAGCAGAGCATCCTTATAGGGGATTTGCATTTGAAACTAATCGTAATAAAAAGGTTCTTGATAAGAACTTTTATGATTGGTATAAAGGGAATCCATTTGTATTTAACGCAGTCGAGGAAAGAGGTAAAGCGATTGGCAATGCTAAGTTTTACTATTTAAAGAATGGCGAACGCACCGAAAATGAGGTAACTAAACGCCTTAATTCCCCAAATAAATATCAATCCCAACAAGATTTTTTAAGACAAGATATTGCATTAATGTCTATTTTTGGCACGGGATATTACTATATCAACAAGTTATTACCAAGTTCAAGCATAGATAAAAGCGAAATTTACAACTTAAACGCTGAAGAACTAATCTTTACTGACGAAAGAGATAATATTTTACAAGCAGATATAGTTTATAATGAAATAATTTTCACTCCTAAACAAGTGAAAATATGGCTTTATAATAAGGTAACTGATAAAAAAACTTTACTGAATAAAGAGAATTTACTACCTTTTTTCGATACTTCAACATTTACAAATCCTTACTTTTCGCAGTCAAGATTGGAAAGTTTGCAATATGTAGTAAGTAATAGCCAAGCCGCTTTAGAAAGTCAAAATACTTTTTTAAGTAATCCAGGCGGAATTGGCATGATTGTTTCAAGAAAGAAATCCGAGGTATTGGGATCTATTCCATTAACAGAAGAAGAAAGAAGCGACATTGAGCGCAGCACTCAAAACGATTATGGAACATTAAGCCACCAAAAGAACATTCAAATAGTAGGGCATGATGTTGATTATGTTTCCACCATTCCAAAAGTAGCTGATTTAAAGTTAAACGATACACTTGTACAAATGGGCTTAGTTATTTTCGGGGCGTTTGGCTTGCCTAAAGAGTGTTTTACCGCCTTAGCTGATGGTTCAACATTTGAAAATCAAAAAGAAGCTTATAAGCGTTATTTACAAAGTGATGCACAAAACATTATAGATAATAGAGTAAACTCTCTTAACACTTATTTTGGCTATAATGGAGAAGATAAGATAATTGCAAGCTTCGACCATTTGCCAATAATGCAAGAAGATGAGAAAGAAAAAGCCGATGTTAAAAAAGTTGATGTTGAAACAATGGAGAAAGAAAAAGCAATGTGGGATAATTGGTTGGAAAGAAATTTAATAACCGACCAACAATACAAAGAAAAATTTAATCTATGAGTAGCGAAGTAGAAAAATTAAACAAGATTATCAATAGCGAAAATGTAAGCATTGAAGTAAAAGAAGCTGCGAAAAAGCGTTTAGAATCATTAGATAAAATAGTAAAGAAATGAACTTAATAGAAATGGTGTCAAAAAAATCCGAATTGATAGCTATAAAAAAAGCTACTAATAAATTGGTTCAAGGTGGTATGAGTGCATTATTACCTAATCAAATTACTAAGGGAGTTTTTTCTAATAGTGATAATGCTATCAAACGTACAATTATAGGCAATACTTATTTATGGATGGATAGCCATGATGATGTACACGCTAAAGGAGTATTTAAAAAGTCAATAAGCGAGCGTAAAGATATTTTTCATTTACACGACCACGAATATAAATTGACTGCTAAAGTAGGTGAGCCTATTAAAATTTATGAAGATGCTATTAATTGGAAAGATTTAGGAGTTGATAAAAGCGGGGAAACACAAGCATTATTCATGGATAGTGAAATATTCAAAGGTTACAATGAGCGAATTTTCAATGATTATTTATCTTCAAAAATCAACCAACACTCCGTAGGTATGGGGTATGTGCAAATTGATTTAGCAGTAAACGATGAGGAATTTGAAGAAGAATATAAGTTATTTAATAGTGTTATTGATTTATTAGGTAACAAACAACAAGCCTTAGATAAGGGCTATTTTTGGTATGTAAAAGAAGCTAAATTATTTGAAATAAGCGCAGTATTAATGGGTTCAAACTCATTAACGCCAACTATAAATGAGCCAACGAAAGTTACTCAAATTACCGAGCCGCCAAAAAGCACTCAAAACGAAAAATCATTTTATTCACACTTAATTTAAAAACAATGTTTAAAGAATTTTTAACAAAAAAAGGAATTACAGAAGATGCTTATAAAGCGTTAGAAGTAGAAAAACAAGCTGGTTTACACGCTGAATACTTAGGGGAAATCGAAACTAAGTTAAATGATGCTGCAACAAAAGCAGATGTAAACGCTATTAAAGAAGCCTTAACAAAAGCTGCAACTAAAGAAGAAATCCAAAAAGCAATCGAAAACTTAGAAGGTTTAGCTTTAAAAGTAGCTGGTATTGAAAGTAATGGTGGTGCAAACAAAAACTTAACATTTGCAGAGCAAATCAAAAAAGCTATCAATGATAACAAAGATGCTATCAAAGAAGCCGCAAAAGGTGGAAAAGTAGTTGAGTTTACTATTAAAGCCGTTGCTGATGTTACAACTGCAAGCGGTTCTATTCCCGTTACCGCTCCAACAATTACGGGAGTTCAGCAAGCTGGGTTAGGTCCAGTTAATTTGAGAACAATGAATATAGTAGATTATACAACTAATATCAGTACTCAACTTTCAGCCTTCCCTTATACTGAAGCATTACCGAAAGAGGGAGATTTTGCATTTTTAGCAGAGGGTGGCGCAAAACCTCAAATCGACCTTAAATGGGAAACAAGATTTGCAAGCCCAGTTAAAGCAGCCGCTTGGATTAGATTAACAGAAGAAGCAGTAAATGATGTTGCTGGTTTAGAAAGCATTGCACGTGATTTTTTACTTAAAAAACACAATTTAGTAAAAAATAAAGGTATCTTAAGCGGAAACGGAACATCTCCAAACCCTAAAGGTGCTACTACTTACGGACGTACTTTTGTAGCTGGTTCAATGGCTTCAAGTGTAGCAACTCCAAACTTTATGGATGTGGCTTATGCTTGTATTACTGATATTGCAACTACTCACAATTTTACGGATGAAATGCCTTACCTGGCTAATATTTGTATGATTAATCCGATTGACTTCTATAAAGAATTAGTAAGCGCAAAAACAACTGACGGTTTACCATTATATCCAACGGCAAGTCTTTTCAATGTAGTTCAAATTGGTGGTTTAACTATTATTCCAGAAGAGTCAATTGCAGTAGGTAAAATTTTCATTGCAGATATGACAAAATACAACACTACTAATTTTGTTGATTATGTTGTAAGAATTGGCGTTATTAATGACGATTTTATTAAAAATCAATTTGTAATGTTAGCGGAATCAAGATTTCATGCTTTCGTTAAGAAATTAGACGAAAAAGCATTTATTTACGATGATATTGCTACAATTAGAACTGCAATTGAATTATAATGTCTAAGTCAAAAGAAGCTACGGAAGTTCAAGGAAATGAAGAAGTAAAAGAGGTAATTGAGCAAGTTGAAGAAACTGAAACCAAAGTTGAATTAAAATCGGGCGAATACTCAATTTTAAAAGCAACAAAATGGTTTAAAAAAGGTCAAGTAGTTTCTTTAAATAATTCAACAGCTGAAATTTTTAGAAAAAAAGGTTTAATTAAGTAGTAATGATTACAACGCAATCACAATTTACCGATGAGTTAAATGTAATAGTAGACAAGGATTGTGCTATTGACAAACGCTTGAAGTACTTTATTGATAAGTATGAACCTTTAATATTGAAAAAGATTTTAGGACAAGAGTTTTACAATGCCTTACAAGTTCAATTAGCTGGAACATTAAGCGGCGAATGGGCGGTGCTTGTTAATGGTGGAGATTACACTATTGACGGAGTTACTTATCAATTCAAAGGCTTAAAATGGATAACTGCACCTATCATTTATTATTGGTATCATAGAGATAACGCTTACGAGGTGGCTAACACAAGAGCCACCTCTCCAAAGCGTGAAGGATTTGATAGTGTTAGTATGGGTTTTAAAATGCGTCAAGCATATAATGAAGCCTACGACATAACAAGTGAATTGCATTGTTTCTTAGATAACACAACAACGTTACCAACTACTTATGAAAAGAACTATTACGGAGCGAAAATAAACGGCTTGCAATGGTTTTAGTTGATGAAATAAAATACATAATAGACACTATGCGAGAGCGTGGAAGTGTGGAAATCTTAGACGGAGTGCCACTTACTGAAACGCCTTGCAATGTTGTTTGGGATTGCAACGAGTGCTTAAAAGTTAGTGATTTAGCTAACGGAACGCATAAGTGGTATAATGCCGAACCTTATTATTATTTCGGAAACAAAACAGAAATACAAAGGTTATTAGCAGAAAAAGACAAAAGAAGTAAAGCTAAATATCCTTGTATGATTTTAGAGCAGCCTTTTTTAGAGATACCTAATGGTGATACAAACAAAGCCACGCTAAGGCTATTATTAGCAACAAAAACAACAAGTCAATTAACATACAAGGAGCGTTATGAAGCTAACTTTAAGCTAAAACTTTACCCTTTATACGATAGCTTTATTTCAGATATTAAAAAGAGCGGTTTAGTAATAGCGTATAGAATAGTATCAAAAATAGATATTCCTTTCTATACCGAGCAAGCAATAGTAACGAATGACTATTGGGATGTTATTGATTTAAAAATTGAATTAACTTTTATTAATAATTGTAAAAAAATATCATTATGTCATTAAGACCAGATGCGTGCGGAAGCACGAACGCAAATTTAAGCAAGGCAAACTGCTTAATTACGCCAAAAGAAACAAAAAGATTATTGTTTTCTCCCGATTTGAATTACAAATTGGAATTGGCAATACTTGCAGATGAAGCGACTTTAAAAGCTGAAATCGCTGCGGGTAAATTATTTTTAACTCCTGACTTCTACGATGTTAGAAACTCTACTATTAACGGCGTGCAAATTGCACAAGACAATAGCGGAAATTCTCAAGTAACAAGATTGTCAAGTAACTTTAATATCGAGTTTGGTATTAAAATTGGACAATGTATGTTGAAAAAAGCACAAGCCTGGAACGATAGACAAGTTCAAGTTTGGGCGGTAAGTGAAGCTAACGAAGTAGAAGGCTATTTAGCTGAAGATGTTACCTATTTAAAAGGGGTTACTTCTAAATTGGTATTCAGTCCTTCAAGACCTCGTAGAGTAAACAACACGGACATTGTTTATCCTTCAATGATTTGGTTGGTTGATAAAGATACCATTAACCACGCAGAGCCTACAACAATTGAATTTACAAGCGTTGATGGCATTGTTGATGTAGCTATTGCTATTACAAGTGCAGCCGCTGCAAGTGTTGTAATTAAAATTACAGAAGGTTGCAATGGAACTGGAGTTGAAGGCTTTGAAGCTAATGATTTAGTTTACAAAGACTCAACGGGTGCAACTGAAGTACCTACTTCTGTTACTGACAACGGAAACGGAACATATACGGCGGCATTCTCTCCTTCATTATCAACGGGTACTTACTCTGTAAACCTTAGCGATGAAACTATTGAGATTACAGGTTCAACTGCTATTTATGGAGCGTTAAGTGTAGCTAAAACATTCACAATTTCTTAATCATGAATTTGCCAAAGATAAAAGGTAGAAAACTAAGTAAAGAGGAATATACTTTTTATTTAGGTCGTGAGTTAGCTTATCAAGATAATGTAAGGGTAAGCCCAAAACACAAAGAACGTGCTATTGAATTAGTTAGACAAGGGGCATACGACGAATACTTAAAGCAATTTAAGAAAGTCAAAGAACCAACAAAAGAAGCTGAATAAGCATTAAATTTGGGCGGTATAAAAGCCGCCCTTTTTATATTATGAACATTAAAAAAAGTTGCAATTGTAGAAGTGAAAAAGTTACCTCAAGTACATGGGATGACTTTTTATTTTTTATTATTCAGCAAGCAAACAAGAACAACAAAGCAAGGGCAGTTGTAAGCTATGGCGGTGCGATTACTGACTTACAATTAGAAGTGGCTAATGAATTAGGACTTAAACAATATGCCTTAGTTAATGCTGGGCTAACAAGTATAAACCAAGTTATAGTGTATGAAAGACCATTTTAAACTACCAGAAGAAATAAGGGCTTTTGATTTTTACAAAGCTGATGAGGATATAAGATACTTATTGAAAGATAGGCATCAAGAAATAAACGAATCTGAAAGAATGGTGCTTTATAATGTATTAGTAGATTTAAAAGAATGGTTTAGTTCAAACTATAACAAAGTTGCTTATAAAGGCAACTTAAATAAATTAAGTAGAAAAATTAAGTTAGAAATAAAGCTAACTATTATTGATAAATTAATTTTCATTGTTGGTAAAATGCCTTTTGAGAATTTGAATGATTTTAAAGGGGTTGAAACATTAAAAGCTAATTTAGCTAAGTTTAAACTTCCTTTTGTTCAGTTAAAAAAAGACCAATTAAGTGTGTTAGAACGTGCCAAAGGTGGCGCAACAAACGATTATAATAGGCTAATGGGAACTTTTGAGGATAACTTTGTAGAGTTTAACTATGTACGTGAGTGTATTAAAATTTCTAAGGCTTTAGGAATGAGTATTGATCCTATGAAAATTACATTAATGGAGTGGTTGGAATATATAAAATTAGTAGAAGATGTTGCAGCAACTAATAAATAAAATGACTTATATCCAAATGACATTAAATGAGTTTGCAATGGCTACTTTAGACCAAAGCGAAGTTAATGTGTTATTAGATAGGTTAGAGGAAGGAAAGCAAGCAAACGGCGAGAACTTTCCCGAATATAGCCCAGTTACGATAGGCATTAAACGTGGAACTGGTGGTTTTATTTCTCAAAGTGGCAACATAGCATTAAAAGACACAGGTACTTTTCATAGCAGCGTTAAACTTGATATTAATAGCAAATTTGCAGAGGCTACAAGTGATGCACACATTGCGAGTAAATTATTTGAAATATTTGGCGGGGACATTTTAGACTTTTCAAAAGATGAAGTATTAGAAATATTTGAAGAAAAAAGACCTTTAATTGTAGAACAACTTAAAAACTATTTGAAGTAATGGCGGGCGAATTGAAACCCTTTTGGGAAAAAGAAACGGAAGAACAAATCGATAGACTTGTTAAAGGTTTAAATAGTATTAGCGTTGAAGTAAAGGCTTTATCTAATTTAAAAGTAGATTTTAAGACTTTTAAGGAATACACTAATGCAGTAAAAGAACAAGAAGAAGCTACAACTAAATTAACCACTGAACAAAAGAAACTTGAAGCGGTTGAAAAAAGGCTTGCTTTTGCTCAAAGTGAGGCTGGCAAACAATATGCAAGAACAAACGCTTTATTGACGGAACAAAATAAAGAAAATAGAGATGTTGCTAAAAGTACTTTAAATGTAGGCGATGCATACGACCAATTAAGAAGGTCATTAACGCAAGCCGAAAAAGAGTATCGAATTTTAGCAAGTACTCAAGGATTATCAAGTAAAGAAACCTTAGAGGCACAAAAAGCAGTTCAAAGATTACGTGAGGAAGTTGATGCTATTAACACGCCAATAAAAAGATTTAGCGATAATGTAGGTAACTATCCTCAACAAGTTACCGCCTTAGTGCCTGGATTTGATAGGTTAAACGGCATTTTAGAGAATTTTGGCGTTAATTTAGGCGAAATTTCAGCAAATAATCAAGGTGCAAAGGCAACTTTTGCAAGTATAGGTGGTGGCATAGTTAATATGACAAAGGCGGGTTTAGCATTTTTAGCTACTCCAATAGGGGCGGGCATTGCTGCGCTTACTGCAATAGGTGCCGCAACTGCTAAATTCTTTTCATTTAACGCTGAAATAGCTAAAACTAATACTTTAGTTGAACAATTAGCCAATACAAGCGGCAAAGCTACTGACCAATTAAGAGAGCAAGCGACCGCAATAACTAAGACTTTTGCTAATAAAGATTTTAATGATGCAGTTCGTGAACTAAGCGACCTTCAAAAAGACTTCGGTATAGATAGTAAAGAAGCGTTTGATGCTTATACAAGGGGTTTGGCTTTAGGCGGGGCGGCTTCAACTGACTTTGGAGATAGTATTAGTGAGTATGGAGTTCTATTTAGTCAAGCGGGCTTTACTGCTGACGAGTTCCTTAATATCTTAAACACTGGTATAGATTTAGGGGTTTACACCGATAAGTTACCCGATGCAATCAAAGAAGCGGGTATTAGCTTAGACGAACAAACTAAGGCTACTCGTGATGCTTTAGTAAACGCTTTTGGTGCTTCATTTACTGAGGATATTTTAGCTAAGGTTAAGAGTGGAGAACTTACAACTAAAGAAGCTTTAACGGAAATTGCTAAGGCTGCGGATAAAGCGGGGTTAAATCAACAACAATACGCTCAATTAACTGCGGATGTTTTCAGAGGTGCGGGAGAAGATGCTGGCGGGGCTAAGGCTGTTTTCGATGCTTTAAACGCAAGTATAAATGATACGGGGAAGGAATTAACTACGCTTCAAAAATATCAAATAGAGTCAACTAAGCAATTTAACGAACTTGAAAAGGCACAAACAAAGGCTTTTAAAAGCGATGCAGCAATGGCTTTTAGTAAAAATATCCAATCTATTTTTACTGATATTCAAATATGGTTCTTTAATAAAATTGCTACTTATCGTGAAGGAATACAAAATTTAATAATAGATTTTAAAGGTTTAGGAAGTACTTTTGAAATTGTATTTAGTGCTATCCCTAAATTAGCAAAAGCGGCATTTAACGACTTTAAGAATATAATTAAAGATGCTGCAAGCACTGCGGTACAATATGGCAATGTATTTAAAGCTGCTTTAAGTTTTGAATTTGACAATGCGCAAAAATTATTTAACGGCATAGATAAGATTAATACTGAATTTACCGAAACAAAAAAGGTATTAGGGGAAATTTCAGCAGAAAGACAAGCGGCAAACTTAGCTATAATTAAAGAATATGAGGCACAATTAGTTGCATCTAAAAGGTTAAACGATGCGCAAAAAGAGCAAACAACAGATACAACTACCAATAATAGTACAGACCTTTTAGATAAAGATAAAATCGAAAAAGATGCATTTGATGTATCTAAAATAATTGAACAAGTTGCAAGTGATAATGAAGCTATATTGAAGGAAAGCCAAGAACGTATTGCTAAAGAATACGAAAATGGAACAATTACTGCAACTGAATTTATACAACAAATTGCAGATGCTTCAAAAGATAGCAATGTTAGAATAATTGAAGCTACTATTGAGCAACTTAATAAAGTTTTAGAAGTAGAAAAATTAAGCGCAGAAGAAAGAGCAGAAGTTCAAGAAGAACTTGAAAATTTTAAATATGCTTTATTGGATGAAAGTTTAGCTAAGTTACAAGAAAAAGCTGATGAAGAAATTGCCATTGAAAAAGAAAGAGCGGCTTTAATAAAAGCTATTCGTCAAAAAGAACGTGATGAAAGAAGCGAAGAAGAAGATAAACAAGAAGCTGACTTATTAGAAAGAGAAAAAAATAAACAAAGATTGATTGAGGGTTTTACTCAATTAGGATTTGAAACAATTACCGAAATAGGCAATAACTTCTTTAACGCTCAAAATGAACAAAGACAAACTGAATTTACTAAGTTTCAAGAAGACCAAAATAAACGCTTTGATTATATTAATGAACTTCAACAAAATGGAGTTTTAACGGAAGAAGAAGCACAATTAGCACGATTAAGAATTGAAGAAGAAACGACACGAAAAGCTAATGAATTAAGAAGAAAACAAGCTATTGCAGATAAAAACCAAGCTTTATTTAATATTGCTTTAAATACGGCTCAAGGTATTACTTTTGCTTTAATTAGGGGCGATTTTGTTAGTGCTGGCTTAATTGGTGCAGCTGGTGCTATACAAGCAATAGGAGTTGCTGCAAGACCAATACCCGAATTTTACAAAGGCACTGAAAATGCGCCAGGTGGTTTGGCTTGGGTTGGGGAACGTGGCACGGAGTTAATCCAATTACCAACGGGAGAAGAGATGTTAGCAACTGAAAAGGCAATAATGGATTTACCAAAAGGCACAAAAGTTAAGACCGCTGATGAAACTAAGAAGATTTTAAAAGATAGGGAGTTGTTAAATGAAATGAAAGGTTTGCGAAGTGATTTGAAAAGAAAAAATTTAAACGTAAATTTGGAAGTAAATAACAACTCACGCATTGACTATTTAAGAGGATGAAAGAATTTAAGTTCTATATAAACGACATTGAAACAGCTTTAGATATTGAAAACTACAATGATATTAGCTTTAAAGTATATAGGGATAAAAAATACTTTGGATATTATCGTAATAGGTCAATTGATAAAATAGTTTTCTTAAAAGAAGATGCTAAAACTATTCAAGGACTTTTTGATAGCGGACTCAATGGTTCGATTGCTTTTAGAATTGAGCAATATAATAAGGCGTTAGGGTGTTATGAGGTATATCAAGATAGTTTAATAGACTATCAAGGCTACAAAGAAAAATACACTAAAAACGGCAAACTTTATAAGGTTGAATGCAACTTAATTGATACCGATGTACAACAAAAGTTAAGAGCGAGAGAGGATTTAGAATTAAAAATAGGGCGTGATAAGTCGGTTGATGATGATACGATTACTTCTTTACCTTTAGTTGATTTTCTTTTCAAATCAAGACCTTTATTAAAAGAAGCTGAAACAACAATAAGCGGGGCGTTTAGTGGTGTACCAAATGCAGTGCCTAAAAATGAAATGAATTTTGCAGTTTTGGGAACTTTGGCCACTACGCAAAATATGGAAATTTACCAAAATGCAGCTTATCAAGGAGACATTAACCCATCTAATATAAATAACGACCCTCCCGCTTTTGGTTTTAATTCACTTACTCAATTTAGTTTAATTTTAGAACAAAGTAGATTTAATTACTCTATTGATGTGGACTATGAAATATTAGTAAGTATGCAAGATATTTCTTTTGGTAGTGGTACTTATAATAATTTAAGATTTAGAATTTACGAAGCGCAATTTGATGGAGTTATATTTAGTAATGTAAACCATATTTATACGGAAACATTTAGCGTAAATGTTGTTTTCGGATTTGGCAACACAACAATAAGCGACACTTTAACTTTTACTAAAAAGGCTAATTTTGTTTATTTTGCTACATTAGATGCAAATGGGCAAACGTGGGATTTGGGTGTTAGTGGCGAAGCCGATGGAACATTTAATTTATCATACTTAGAAGATTTAGGCGATAGTGTACACAAAGGGGTGTTTATCTATGAATGTTTTGATAGTTTATTGCAGCAAATAACGGGTAAAACTAATATTTTCAAATCCGATTTATTAGGTCGCACAACTTTAGGCTATCCAAGAATGGAGAAGCGAGCGAAATAATTGTAACAAATGGCTTGCTTTTAAGAAATGCTACTTTTTCGGATGACACCAATGTTGATTTAACGCTAAGTTTTGAGAAGCTTTATTCTACTTTAAACGCTTTATACGGAGTTGGATTAGGATATGATGGCGAGAAATTTTTTATTGAACGTAGGGAATTTTTTAAACAAAATTCAATTGAAATAGATTTAACTGGGGTTAATTTTACACGTGAATTAGTTACCGATTTAATATACAATAAAGTAAAGGTTGGGAATAAGCAAATTAAGTATGAAAATGTAAATGGTACAAACGAACACAACACTATTTTAGAGTTTTCTAATCCTATAAAAATTTCATCTAATACACTTAATTTAGTAACTGATTACAACACAGATTATTTAGGTGCTGAATTAGCACGTAGATTATCATTTACAAATGACAAGAACGTAGACACAAAGTATGATGACAAAGTATTTTTATTAAGTGTTTACGATACTTTTGTTTGGGAAACTAAACTTGGTTTGGTAGGCTATACTTCGGTGAGTGGGGTGTTACTTCCTCAATATGCTGGGAATTTAGATTTTAGCCCTAAACGTATGTTATTAAGAAATAGCGACCTTATTAGAATAGGAATGTTTAACGAGCCTACAATGGAACTAAGGTTTGAAAAAAGCGAAAATTTAGCCGCTTTAGTTAGTAGAGCAACAACTGAAATAACTGATGTTGTTGAACTTTCAGATGTTGAGCAATCTGAAATGTTAGATAGGTTTCTAAGCCCGATGAAGTGTAGTTTTGAGGAATATACAACGGAAGAACTATCTTATTTAAAATATCTAACAAACTCATCAAATTTTTTGAATTTTAAAGTAAAAATTGGATGCAAAAACTTATCTTTGATGTTAGAAAGTGCAGAATTTAAAAACAATTTAGTTAAGATTACTTTTTTTGATATATGAAAGTTCCATTTTTAAACCCTTTACGATTTTATAAACCTAATGGAAGTAAGACTAAAGACCTACTTTCATTTAAAGAAGCGTCTAATTATTGGAATAGTTTAGATGGTAATTACACACCTTTATTTAAAGATAAACTACAATCTATAGTTTATGAAGATAAAATAAGCGGAGACTATGGATATACAAGCCTTGACCAATGGCTAGGAACTCCAACATTTGAAGAAATACAAGGATGTAAATATTACTTTGAGGGTAGGGCTATACAATCAAATTTAGATGGAGCAAATGTAAGAAAGCTTTTAGTTATTAAATATGAAGGCGAAATTGACATTGAAATAAGAGATAATGCAACAATTATAGATACTTTTAGCGGAGAAAATAGCGGATATTTTACCTACACTTTAGGCACTTCTTTTGTAAATTTAAACGTTGCAATTGATACAATAGGGGCTTTAATTACAAGTGTAATGCTTATAGAGCCTTATATTAATTATGATGTTTGTGATGATACTATTAGATCATTTCCTATTGATACTTGCAATGAAGGTGGCGTTTATCTTATCAATTTAACACAATCTTATTTTAGACAAACTATTGATTTCTTACCTATTGCTGTGGCTTTTAGTAGTGGTTCTATTGACATAGATGTTACTTATGACAATGGCACTATATTAAGCGGGTCGGTCGATAATAGCGCAACTTTAACTCAAAAGATACAATCGGCTTTAGATTTACTAACTGCAATAAATTCTTATATAGTTGTAAATGATGCAATTATAAGAGATGCCTTAATTCATAAAATAAGCTATTCTCAAGGTGTAACCATTGTTAATTTAGTTCCTTCAGATATAGAGGAATTTAACACTTCATGCTGCAAAATAATTATAGGAGACTATGAGAGTGAATATTTTAACATAATTAATCAAGAAGATAAAGAAACTTTGAAGCTTTTAGAGTTTACTTATTCATCTACATTTATGGATAAGGGATGTGCTTTTAGTGATAAATGGAGCGCATCATTATTGCTAAATGGACGTTTATCTTTTACAAATGGTAACGATGTTGAAATTTTTGACGGTCAAACAAGCAATAAAGTTTTAAAAGCTGATGCTAAGATTTTAAGAACTTTAAAAACTGGCGCAATACCCGATTATTTATGTGAAAAACTTACATTAATTTTAGGCTTAGATTTAGTAAGTATAGATAATCAAATTTTTACAATAACTGAAAATGCAAATATTCAAGAATTAGAAGATTTAACTGATTTATTCCAGTTAGAAGCTACAATAAGAAAGGAAGATTTTGAATTTACCGATGGAGATGGAAGCGAAATAGGTTTATTTTGCAAGCCAGCCAAATATGTTGTTAAATATGAAAACGAAACAATTATACAACAAGGAGATGTTTCAAGCGGTGGGAGTTTATTAGTCGTTGTTCCTAATCCTGGAGATTGTGAACCATCAACTTTTGAGATTAATGGTGTTGAAGTTGGTACGGCTGCAAGTGGTGGAAGTTTAGAAATATTAGTTAAACAAGATGGCTCTCAAGTAGGTAGTTTAATAAGTGGCGAATGGATTATACCAAGCCCGACGCCAATGCAAGGTGCTATGCCTTTAAAAACGGGTCAAACTACAAGTTATCAAACGGGTGATGATGCATTTCTACAGAAAGGTAGATTAACTAACTTTACTACATTAGACTTTAACAATGTTTTTGGGAATACAACGAGATTTACTGATGAATTAGGCGGTCAAACATACACAAATAAAATAGTTATAGACCATGCTACTAAAGCGTGCGATAGTAACGAACACTTAGCTTTCTATTTTGGCGATGCTGCAACAACAAGAACACACGCACAAGCGGTTACTTGGGGTTTAGGTGTTAGCGTAGGTATTTATACAAGTGGTTGGTTTTTATCTAATATTAATCAACTATTATTCATTTGTAATTTTGGTGTAGCGACCGGTTGGATGAACTATGCACCTTTTTTCCAAAACTTAGGGCTATGGAGTAGTTCAAGGTATTCAACAGGCGCCATTATTTTAATACCGCAAACGCAGAACGTAACAACACAACCAATAGGAAATTCTTATAGAACCTTCGCTTGTAGAATTATGACTTGGAACGGAACTTCATTTATTTAAAAAAAACAAAGATATGAAATATAAATTTGAACAATTCGGCAACTTGGAAATTACGCCTACATCAATAGAGTTACAAAGTGTAGAAGATAACGTAATTGAAAAGACTGCGAGTGTTGCAATACTTTTAGTAAGTGGAAATACTAAGTATGGTGTAACTTTTCAAGGATTTTCTTATGCTGGAAGTTGGGAAGATGATGATATTGAAAAATGGGTTAAATTAGAACTTGAAAAATTTAAAGTATAATGTTTGAAGGACTTACGATAAAATTTATAATTCAAGCCTTATTTTACATGTGTCTTGGAGTTGTTTTTATCAAGTGGATTAAATACCAACGTAAAGACAAAGGAGTTGTAAGGGCTTCAAAAAAGTTTGATTTAAAATTTTGGATAAAAGATAATTGGTATGATATTACTTTACACTTTCTTTTAGCTTTTATTTCAATAGCTTTTACTAATGACTTCTTTTTATTAGTAGAAAGCCTTTTGCCAATTACTGCAGAAGTAAGCATATATTTTAAATACTTTGTACTTGGTTCGGGTTCACAAAGTGTATTTGAGGGATTAAAAAAGATATTTAGATGACACCATTAACTGCAATTATAAGCGGGATTTTTATTGTATTAGCTGCAATAATCAACAATTATAGGAACGAAATAAAGGAACTATTTAAAACTGATAACGTTAAATGGGCGGTTGATACAAACCCTAAGATTAGCGAAATATTAGAAAGAATGGCAACTATCAAAAATATTAAGAAAGCCGTTTTAGTAAAAGTTCATAATTCTGGGATGAGAATAATGGCTGGCGATAGTATTTATGGCACTATAATTTATCCAACTTCGTGGCGCTCAAGTTTCAACAACCAAGTTTTAGATATTGAGTACCAAGAAAAAGTAATACAGCCTTTGCTACAAGAAAAAAAGGTAATTATAAAAACAGAAGATTTAGAAAAACACTTAAAAGCTATTTTTGAACTTCAAGGTATAAAAACAAGTGTATGTTATTTAGTTAAGCAAATGCCCGAAAAATTCTTTTTTGTTGCCTTTGATTTTGAAGTAGAACAAGAAGAAATAGACGCATATACCAAAGACGAAATGCGTAAAGCAATTAACGAAATAAGAATTTTAATGAAATAATATGTTAGAACTAGTAGAGTATGGTAACGATAAAACGAATTGAATACACCGATAAGCAAACATTAGGCTTAATGTATTTTAACGGCAAAGAAGTGGCTAAAACTCTTGAATTAGCCGATAAAAACAACGCACCTAAAATAAGCTGCATACCAAAAGGAACTTATAAGGTAGTCGGTAGGTATTCTCAAAAGTACGGAAATCATTTTCACATTACTGATGTACCGAATAGGAGTTTTATTTTAATTCACAATGGGAACTATCATACCCAAATACTTGGTTGCATCTTAGTTGGTAAGGCACACATTGACATAAACAAAGATGGATATAAAGATGTAACGGCTTCAAAAGATAAAATGAAAGAACTTTTAGCACTTTTACCACAACAATTTACACTAACTATTGAATAATTCAAAAAGTTAGTTATCTTTGTTTCGGTGAGGGTTTAGCAAAGTCAAAGAGATTGCATCTTTCAATTAAAGCATATCAGTTAAGATATGCTTTTTTATTTAAAATATTTTACCGAAAAATACCTAAAATATAAAATTTAGTTTATCTTTGCATGGATAACGGTTTGGGGCTTTGCGTAGTAGCCCTTAACAGAAACTTAAAATTAACCACGACACTTGATAGGGCTATTACGCAAAACCCTTGTTATGTGCCGTTTTAGTCAAAATTATGGATTACTTGATAAATAAATACAAAGGAAGTATCGACTTAAAAAAGTCAACTTGTGAATGTTGTGGAGAAGAATACGCAACAAACATTAATAGAACAAGATGTTCAAAAAAATGTGCTGATACGATGAAAAAGCGTAGATACAAATCTAATGCGGTGTTTCGTGTTAAATATGACAAAGAAACAATGGTAAGAACTTCTGTCGATATTTTCGGATATGTCAGACGTGCTGTTTATTAAATGGCACATAACATCTCGCTAAACCCAACAAAACCAAAGTGAAATGAACACAATATCAGTAAGTTATACTTTGGTTTGGCAGTTCAAAGATTATCCCTACCTGCAAATTACAAGATGCAGGAAAGTGATAAATACTAAGACTGGACGAGTTCTAAAACAATGCATTAATGGAGGATGTGTTGGATATTGGGTTACTTCAAATAAGTTTATCACCAAAAATAATATTAACACTCATATTCAAAAAATAAAGACAGACATTAACTGTCCTTTTTAAAAAAACAAATAATCATGATCCACTCAAAACTTAAAACCAGCATGCTTAATAATATGTGTGCTGGTGACGAAATAACGCTAAAAGTTCCAACTGCTCGAGATATCGAAACTGCAAGGTCGATATGTTATAGAATGAACAGATTAAACAATGAAATAACATTTAGCACTCATGTCGATTTTAAGGAGCTTACTATTAAGATTTTAGCAAGGAAGAAAATTGGAGAAGATGATATATAGATAAATCATTAAAAAGGGTACACTATTTTTTTAGATCTATTCTCATGAATAGGTCTTTTTTTATTTTAAATAAAATGCAGAAGCATAGCATTTATAAAATAATAAGCTTTATATTTACATAAATTAAAAGATTATGGATTTTAGAAAAATGATTAAAGAACGTGGTTTAAAAATCACATGGTTAGCTGACAATATAGGAATATCTCAGCCACTTCTATCAATGTATTTAAGCGGTAAAGTTAAGATGCCAGAGATTGTGAAGGAAAAATTAATTGAACTATTAAAATAAGGATTATGAAGACAGTAGAAGAAAGATTAGATGCTCTTGAAGCGACGGTAAAATCATTAGTCGAGTTAATTAAATTAAAAGAATATCATGTAACTATTTCGAGAGATGAAAGCCTTTATGATAAATTCAAAAAGTTATATGTAGCTAATGGATATAAAGTAGACAATAAAAAATCTGCTCAAATATTTAAGGTAACTACTAAAACTATCTACAATTGGCGTAAACGTATAGAAAAAAATCTTTAAGCGTTTTCCCTCCTTTCTTATGTGTTTTCGCATGGTTTTCGAGCGCAAACAGTTGGTATCATTGAGTTACAGCGCATTTTCCTACTTTTCCTACCATTTTAAGTAAATTAGAAAAAATAATTTCAAATAATATACTTTTACTAAAAACATGAGCAAAATGAGAAAAATCAGCATAAGTCATACATTATCAATGAATTACGACAAAATAAGTAGGAAAATCAATAGGAAAGCATAAGCAAAAAGACACGCAAAAGGGAAAACGCACTATATTTTTTAATAATATGAGCAGTAAAAAACTAAAATAAATGAGCAAATTAGAATTAACGAAGTGTTTTAGGTTAATTGACGATGGATTTAGCTTAATTACGGTTGGTGAAAACAAGAAACCTAACTTTAGTTGGAAAAGAAGCCAAACTATACCAATGTCTAAAAATGACTTTGAAAAACAATATTATTACGATGGAGGCATTATAAAAAAAGATGGTGAGGAAATGCAAAAAACTCATAATGTCGGAATAGTTACGGGATATAATGGACTGGTTGCTATTGACATTGACCTTAAAGTATTAAAATCTGCTAAAGAGCAATTAGACTTTTGGAATGAGTACATCCAATTTCTTGAAGATAATATTTTAGATTTTCATGAAAAAGTAGTTATAGTAAAAACACAAAGTAACGGTTATCATATTTTATTCAAGACTTCAAATCCATGTGGGAACGAGAAATTAGCCAAGTTAGAAGGTCACAAAGAAGCTATCATTGAAACACGAGGAATTGGAGGCTATGTGTTTATCTATGAAAGATTTTACAACAGTAAAAAATACTCCGATATTGATGTTATAGATGAAGATGATTTTAATATAATAATGCAATGTTCAAAGTATTATAATTACAACGAGCCGGGAGTAATAGAAGATAGACCCAAGAAAAAAAATACTGGTTATGTATCAAATCCTGACGATATATCTCCGTGGAATGACTTTAACTCTAAAAACAGCGTTTTAGACGTTATTGGTTCAGACTTTACTATTGTATCGAATCTTTCTAAAAAGTACGTTATTAAGCGTCATGGAGCGTCCTCAGCGCATTCAGGATATGTTTACAAGGATAAAGATTTGCTATCCATGTATTCGACGGGCACAGAATATCCAACTGTCTACGAAAATGGAGGTAAAGGAATGTCTGCATTTACGTGCTACATGTACAAATATCATCATGGAGATTTTGATTCAGCTGTAAAAAAGGCTTATGAAGATGGATATGGTACACGAAGAAAAGCACCTGCACCGATCATAGAAGTTGAGAATATTATCAAAGAAGATGTCGGAGCATTTCCAATAGATATTTTTCCTAAACCTATTCAGAACTACATACTTGAGTGCAATAATACGCTTGACTCGGTAGTCGATTACATGGGGTGTTCTATGGTATGGTTGATTTCTACGATTGTTGGAAATAGCTTTGATGTTAAGGTGAAAAATGGATGGAAGGAAAAGAGCATTGTATGGATAAGTGTAGTGGGTGAAGCAGGTATAGGGAAAACTCCATCTATTGATATTGTAATAAGACCACTACAAAAAATAAATTCTAAACTTATTAAGAAATATATTAAAGATTGTTTGAAATATGAAGAGTTTAATGCATTAACTAAGGAAGAAAAAAAATCGGCTGAGGAAATAAAAAAGCCTATAAAAACTCAATTTATAGTCAATGACATTACGACAGAATCTCTTATAGATTTACATCAAGAATCTGAAAACTCGATAGCAGTTTTTAAAGATGAGCTTGCTGGGTGGTTCAAAGACATGAACAAATATAAGGAAGGTTCAGACCTTGAATTTTGGCTATCAACTTGGAGTAATAAGACTGTAAACGTTAATAGGGTTACGCGTGCAGGTTCATTTGTACATAGTCCATTTATTCCCGTGCTAGGAGGTATACAGCCGAACATTTTAAATAATATGTATACAGAAGAAAAAAAAGACAACGGATTTATTGATAGGATGTTATTATCATTGCCTGATGCAAAAGTAGAAAGTTTTAACGATAAGGAAATTTCATACGAAATATTAGAATGGTACAAAGATATTATAATTAATTTTTTCAACTATATTAAAAATAATCATATTATTATGAATGATGAGGAAGAAATTCAGCCTAATACTTTAACATTTAGCCCAGAAGCAAAAACAGAATGGAAACGAATATTTAATAAAATATCTGATAAACAGAATAGTGATTTTGAAAACGAATACATGAAATCTATGTATCCAAAACAAAAATCTTACATTCCAAGATTTGCCTTGCTTCTTCATTTGTTTGATAGCTATGTAACTAATTATAAAATAGATCCATTTAAAGACATATCTAAAGATTCAATGCTGAAAGCTGAAAAACTAAGTGATTACTTCGTGAGTATGGCAAAGAAAGTAAAAGGAGACTCGCTCGAAGGCTTTAGTATAAAGGAATATTTAAAGACTAATAAGTTAAAACCTAATAAAGAAAAAGTGCAAGAGATATTTAAATCAATGCCTAACTTTAATCGCAAGACTGTTGCTGTCGAGTTGAACATTAGCACAAGGTCAATTACTAACTATATCAATGAAATAAAATGAGTCAAGAAGGGATAAACGTATTGTCATTGTTTGATGGTATGAGTTGCGGACAGATAGCATTGAATAAAGTAGGAATTGAATATGAAAATTACTTTGCTTCCGAAATTGATAAATATGCAATACAAGTAACGCAAAAAAACTACCCAAATACAAAGCAATTAAGGAGTGTATTAAATGTAAAAGGAAGTGATTTGCCAAAAATTGATTTATTGATTGGTGGAAGTCCGTGTCAATCTTTTTCAAATGCAGGTAATGGGACTGGATTTAATGGTAAAAGTGGTTTATTTTATGAGTATGTAAGGTTACTCAAAGAGTGTAAACCAAAATATTTCTTACTTGAAAATGTGAAAATGAAAAAGGAATGGCAAGATGTTATTTCAAAAGAATTAGGATGCGAACCAATAAAAATAAACTCTAACTTTGTATCAGCACAAAATAGAGAAAGATTGTATTGGACTAATATTCCTGTTTTAGAATTACAAGATAAAGATATTTTCATTGAGGATATTTTAGATAGTGAGTTTGATAATAAATACTGGCTGAAAGAAAGAAATACTGAATTACTTTTAAAGAAAGTAGATATTACTAACGCTCCAAACATTGCTTGTATTGATGTTTACAATAAGAAAGTAAAATTAGACAGAAAATGTCCAACACTTACTTTACCACACCACAACTCGATAAGACTTTTACAAAATGGTAGGATTAGAAAACTAACACCGAATGAATGCGAGAAATTGCAGAATGTACCTTTGAATTATACCGATTGTGATTTAAGTGATATTCATAGATATTCAATGTTGGGAAACGGATGGACAGTAGATGTTATATCTCATATATTAAGCTATGCTAATTTCAAATAAAATAAAAATTATTATCAAATAAATATACAAACTATTGTATAATTACTTATATTTGAAAAACAATAAAACAAGATGAATCCACTAGAAAATTTATTTAAAAAGGATCATTCATTTATGATTCTAAAATATAATTGCCACCTAAGATTTTCAGAATCAAAAGAGAGCGAAATA